CTGCACCAAGCACTCTAGATACATTAAACGAACTAGCAGCCGCTCTTGGTGATTATGCTAATTTCTCTACAACTGTTACAAATAGTCTAGCAGGTAAGCTAGGTGCTAACGCCACTGTCACATTAACAGGTGCAGTAACTGGTACAGGAACATTTTCAGGCAATGCAGTAAGCTTTAGTACTACCGCAACATCAGACCCAACATTAACATTAGCTGGTGATGCTACTGGTTCTGCAACCTTTACTAACTTAGGCAACGCTACTCTAACAGTAGCAGTTGTTAATGATAGCCATACTCACGATGGTAGATACTATACTGAAACTGAGTCTGATAATAGATTTGTAAATGTTACTGGCGATACAATGTCAGGTAACTTAATTATCACATCAATTGATGCTGCTACTTCTATTTTACAGGTTGGTAAATCATCAAACGGTTCACAAGGTACAGGTGCTATTGAGGTAACTCAAGACGGATCTGCCGGTGGTGGTATCTCATATAATGGCGATGGTTCCCCAGCATTTGCTTCAGGTGAAACCGCTGACCATGTAACATTCTATCGTATGAGTTCTGGTGTTCGTTCAGAAGTATTCCATTATCCATATAATAGTGATACAGTTAATTTCAACGGCAGTATTACTCTTGCTGGTACTGTCGATGGTCGTGATGTTGCTGCTGATGGTAGTAAACTAGACGGTATTGAGTCTGGCGCTACTGCTGATCAAACCGCTAGTGAAATTCTAACGCTTATTAAGACTGTAGATGGCGCTGGTTCTGGATTAGATGCTGATGTACTTGATGGAATCTCATCAGCAAGCTTCCTCAGAAGTGATGCTGCTGATTCATTTACCGGTAAGCTAACATGGGCAGGTGGTACAGCCGATGCCATATTAATTAATGGTGGTGGTCATATTGTTATGACCAATGGTAATATTACCGGTGTTAATCAGTTACAGATTAATGATCCAGGCGAAGGTATTCTTTTCCAAGGTACTAATAATGTTGAATTGGTTGCAATAGATGATGCCAATGACAACATTATGAACTTTAGTGGTGCTGCTGAACTTCGTAGAAATAATAACAAAGTTTGGGATGCTGCTAACGACGGAGCTGGCTCTGGTCTAGATGCCGACGTACTTGATGGTATGCAACCTTCAACTTCAGCTACAGCTACTACTATTGCACAGAGAGATGGCTCTGGTGATCTTTACATGAGATATGGGTTTAGCTCATACTTTAATATGTCTCACGCAACGGGTACTAGATCATCAGATACAATTTTCTACTCATCAACTGATAACTATATTAGAAAAACTAACTCTACAGGTATGAGAGCTGCTCTTAACGTTCCAACAAGAACGGGTGGAGATGCATCAGGTACTTGGAGTATTAGTATTACTGGTAATGCAGGTACATTAGATGGCATTGATTCTTCTCAGTTCCTAAGAAGTGATGCAGGTGATACAGCATCTCAGAGAATATCATTTACTAACTGCGCTACAAACAACCACGACGCTATTAATACATCTGCGGGTTCCCAAGGGGCGTTTGAAATTTACAACGATCTTGTAGGAGGCGATGCCTTCCAAGCCTTCCATGTAGGTGGGGACTTTGCTCTATACTTTGGACTAGATGGTGGTATTAATGATATTGCTGTCGGTGGTTGGTCCATGGGTGCTGCTTCATACAGAGTATGGCATTCTGGTAACGATGGAGCTGGATCTGGACTAGATGCAGATAACCTTGATGGTTATACATGGGGTTCAACAGGTAGATCTATTGAAAGCTCAGACATCTATACTAATGGATGGCTTAGAAATAGAAGTGCTAGTACTGGTTTATACAGTGAAGCTCACGGTAATCACTGGTATGCAGATAGTGCAAACTACTGGAATACTTCAATGGGCGCCCAAACTGCAGGTGGTATTAGATTTAGACAGGGCCATGCCAGTACAGTCCGCGGTTATGTCTATGCAGACTCATCAAATCAGATTGGTTTCTTAAATTCAGCTGGATCCTGGTCATTAAAGGTTGATAACTCAGGTAACGTAACTGCAACTGGTAACGTTACTGCATATTCAGACGAAAGACTAAAAACAGATATTGAAACTATTTCTTCTGCATTAGATAAAGTAATGCAGTTAAGAGGTGTCAATTATACTAAGGACGGCGTGTATCAAATGGGTGTTATTGCCCAAGAGGTTGAGAAAGTTATTCCAGAAGTAGTAGAAATAGTTGATACATCTACTCTAGAACAGCCTGATGCAATCAAAGATCTTAGAACTGTTTCTTACGGAAATATGGTCGGCTTGCTTATTGAGGCTATCAAAGAGCAGCAAGCTCAAATTGACGAACTTAAGGCTCTCGTAGCTAATAAATAATATAGAGGTGTAAAATGGCAGAAGACGATCCAATCATTGAAGAACCAGCAGAGGGCGGAGACGACGCTTCTACTCCTGCAGCAGATGCAGCAGCTAGATGTACGTTTGAGTATGATATGCCTAGTGCTGATGACAAGTATATTACAGCTACTTTCTCAGATCCTGATGATGAGGACTGGGAATGGCAAAGAAACGTAGTTATTAAGAGAGACAGTGAAGGTGTAGCAGATATTCTAGAACTAGAAGCTAACCTTAAACAGCTTGCTCACTCAGTAACTTATAGGAAAGACCAAGGTCTTATTTAAGGGTAGAAAATGGCAGTCCCAGCATCAAGAGCAGAATTTAAAGAGTTTTGTCTACGTAAGTTAGGTAAACCTGTAATCGAAATCAATGTAGATGACGACCAGGTAGACGATCGCGTAGATGAAGCGCTAAAGTTCTACTGGGATTATCACTACGACGGTGCAGAGAGGTTCTACTATAAAGTACAACTAACTAATAGTGATATCTCTAATAGGTATATTACTGTTCCAGAAAACATTATTGGAGTAGTAAGAGTATTTCCTATCGGAGATCCAGCAATCAGGGGTGGTGATTTATTCAATATTAATTACCAGATTGCTCTCAACGATTTGTACACTCTTACATCAGTTTCAATGGTGCCTTATTATACAGCAAGGTCTAATATTGCACTTATACAAGAAATGCTAGTAGGTCAACAGCCACTCAGATACAATAGACATAAAGACATTGTTTATATTGATACTGAATGGGAGAACTATCAAGCAGGTGACTTCTTAATGTTAGAAGCTTATGAGGTAATTGATCCTGACACATATACAGATACTTGGAGCGACTGGTGGTTACAAAAATATACTACTGCTCTTATTAAGAGACAGTGGGGGAACAACTTAAAGAAATTTGAGGGGATGCAGCTACCAGGGGGGATACAGTTTAACGGTCAACAGATTTATAATGAAGCTGATGAAGAAATCAGACAGATTGAACAAGAAATGATCTTAAACTTCTCACTTCCAGTAACTGATATGATAGGCTAATGTCAACAAATGTATTCTTTAATAACTTCAATTCTTTTGCTGAGCAAAGCTTAGTAGAGAATCTTATTATAGAGTCCATAAAGATTTATGGGCATGAAGTTTATTATTTACCAAAAGATAATTTAAACGGGTTATCAGTAGATGGTACATCCCGCGATTATCTGTACGGAGAAGACTTAGTTCCTTCCTATACTACTTCATACCTTGTTGAGATGTATATCAAGAATGTTGAAGGGTTTGAAGGTCAAGGCGACTTACTATCTAAATTTAATTTCGAAATCAATGACAGAATTACTCTTACAGTAGCTCGTAGAGTTTGGGAAGAAGAGATCGGAGCACAAAACGAGACTCTTAGACCAAATGAGGGTGATGTAATTTATCTACCTTTAACTAATAAAGCATATGAAGTAAAGTTTGTTGAGCACGAAGCTATCTTCTATCAGATGGGCTCGCTCCAAACATATGATATTACTTTAGAGTTAATGGAATACTCAGGTCAGCACTTCAATACTGGTATTGATGCTCTTGATCTATTAACTCAAAACTATGCTCTGGATCTAAATAACTTCTCAATCATTGTCGAAGATCCTGATACAAGTATCTTTAGTAAGAACGGATTTATTCTTGTAACTGAGGATGGTTTCCCAATCGTTGATGAGGCTTTCGATATAGAGACTATAGATCCTCAAGCGGAGAATATTAAAATTCAAGACGAAGCATCTGACTTCTTAGATTTTACTCATATTGATCCATTCTCAGAGGGTAATGTATAATGTTCGGTCAGACTTACTATCATCAGACATTAAGAAAAAATGTCACATTGTTTGGCACGCTGTTTAATAATATCTTTATTAATACAGTAGCTGATGATGGTACTGTTATTAATACTAAACCAGTACCTATTGCTTACGGTCCAAAAGAAAAGACGTTAGCAAGAGTAGAAGCTAACCCAGGTTTTGATAGACAGTATCAGATTTTACTTCCTAGAATGTCATTTATGATGACAGGAATGTCTTATGATCCTTCAAGAAAGCTAGCAACTACTAGAAAACATAAAATGGTGCCTGATGATTCAGGCGGAGAAGGTGTAGAGTCTAGATTAAAGTATGTCTATAACCCTGTACCTTATACTATTGACTTTGAACTAGCTATTATGGTTAGATATGCAGAAGACGGTACTAGAATATTAGAACAGATTTTACCTTATTTTGGACCAGAATGGACCGCTTCTGTTAGATTAATACCTGAGTTAGATGTTGTACTAGATATTCCTGTAGCATTAGTTAATGTAGGAGTAGAGGACACATTCGAGACAGGTATTGATGAATCAAGAAGAATTATTTGGACGTTAAACTTTAGTATGAAGACGTACTTGTTTGGCCCAATCAAGCGCTCTGGCACTATTAGAATTAGTGATACTAACTTCTTTGATGCCACAGTAACTGGTGATACAGATATAGATAACGCAGTAAATAATACTGCGATTCTAGAGACGTTAAATACTATACCAGGACAGTTAGCAAATGGTACTGCAACTTCTAATGCAGCGGCCTCTATTCCGGCTAGATCAATTGCTGCTAATACTGATTTTGCGTTTATACAAACAACAAGTATACCAGAATGAAAGATGAAATTGGAAACAGCCTAGGATTACCTCCTATGAAACCAGATGTAGATTCAACAACTGTGGTTACTAGACTAGATAAGTCTAATACAACAGATTATGAGTATGCTAGAGGTAACTTGGTTAATATTATTGAGAAAGGCTCTGAAGCTTTGGACGGTATTATGGATGTAGCATCTATGTCACAGCATCCTAGATCGTATGAAGTAGTGTCAACATTAATTAAGACTTTGTCTGATGCTAATAAAGATCTATTAGATCTAGCTAAGAAAAAGAAAGAACTGGAAGGAGATACATCTCCTCAAACAGTTAATCAAAATTTATATGTTGGGTCATCTTGTGAGCTATTGAAAATGTTAAAACAAAATGCCTCAGAATGAAACGTACCAGGGAAATAGAAAACTAAAAAGGTCTTATGTCCAACTTGAATGGACAAAAGAGTTAGTAGAAGAATTTGTAAAATGCTCTAAAGACCCAATCTATTTCGTCGAAAAATATGTTAAGATCGTTCATGTTGATAGAGGGTTAATTAATTTCGTACCCTACGAATATCAAAAAGATATCATCGATCTAGCAGCTAGAGAAAGATTTGTTATTTGTAAAATGCCTAGGCAGTGTGGTAAAACGACCACAATCGTAGGTATCATGCTTCATGCTGTTTTGTTTCAAGAGAATTATCAAATTGCTATTTTAGCAAACAAAGAAAGACAGGCAAGAGAAATTTTAGGTAGAATTCAATTAGCTTACGAGAACCTACCTAAGTGGCTGCAGCAAGGTATTGTAGAATGGAACAAGGGT